AGGCTCCTCGGGGTACACGGACTCGCAGATCAGCTCGGCAAGGTAGCCAGGGTAGCCAGCCAACGCGTCTTGGATCGCCTCCTCAACGTCGTCTTCTTCAGTCCAGCCATCGGCAAACTTCTGCGTGCCATAGGGGAAAGAGCTGACACTGGTCGTCAAAGAGGCTGGGATGTCGGCGTAGTAGGCATGCCATTGGTCTGCCCAGTGGCTTTCCACAGCCAGCGGGTCACGGGATGTGGGCAGCTTGTCCCATGCGATCTGCACCACGCGGTCAGCCAGAGCCATGAAGTGGTAGATGTCGAGCGACTCCCTATCGGAGTGCTCGTGGTCATAGCCAACGCTTATGTTGGTGCACTCGGGGATGAAGCTTGTGAACTCGGCAGTGTCGGTGTAGACCCCTGTGCTGTCGGGCAGGTACATGAGCCTGTCGTCCACGTTGAGCGTGTCAGCAAGCGCATCGGCAAACGCATCGGAGCAGCAGCGGCCATAGCCCTGGTGGGTGATGACGGAGTCGATGCCGCGCCTATCGAACGCGATGGCCCGGTCGAACTGGCGCAAGAGGTCTGCGTGATCCTTGGCCAAGTGCTTGGCCCCGATGCCGCCGCGCTCTTCTCCTTGCGTGAAGACATAGTACCCGGGCACACTGCTGCACAGCAGGTGCATGAGCATGGCACAGCCAGCGCCATCGTCAGCGCCCAGTGGTGCACCCTTGGCGTACCACGTACCGTGCGCCTTGATGAACTTGTTGGGGCCGTCCTCGTGGTGCACAGTGTCAACGTGTGCAACGAAGAGTGTGCGGTTGTGTGTGCCACGGCGTGCGTCAATATGCACGTTGCCAGCGGCGTCGATGGTCAGGTCGAGATGCTTTGGTACGTTGTCACACAGCCAGCCTGTGAACAGTGACGCACCCTCGCCGTTATGCGGGCGCTTGAGTGACAGCGCACGGCACAGAGTCTTGTGAAGCATGGATGTTTTGCGCATGGGAATTACTCCTCAGTGTTGAACAGCTCGTCTTGAGCAGGGGTGTGGTCAGGGTGGTACTTCTCGCCGTCTACAAGCACGTAGTCGGTGCTGTCTGAGTAGTATTTGTCAGACGCGTAACACTGCCACGCATCGTCCTTGTGTAACCAGCCGTGGTCTACAGTCTCGACGCAGTTGTTGATGTGGTGGTACTTGTCGTCGTACTCGCAGTGGATGATGTCCGAGTCCTCGATGTGATACCACTCATCGTCATCATCACACCGCACAGCGTTGTTAGTGTGCGCGTAGTCGCCGTCGGCCAGCGCAACGATGTCGTTGTCATCGAGATAGTTGCTGTCGTACCAATCACCATCAGCCTCAACCGCGTCATCGTTGGGCACGTAGTACTCCTCACCCCTGCGGCCGCGTACATACGTGTAGTCGTGATCGACACAGCTCTCGCACACAGTGTGGTCGCCGTGGTAACCGACACTGCGCAGGTCGTCCACGTCGCATCGCTCGCCGCAGTCCGGACAGGTGTGGCGACCCTGATGGTTGGGCGTGCCGTCAGTGTTGCGCATCTCGTACTCGCCATCGTCGTCGATGTACAGCTCCTGCTTGTAAGTAAGCGTAGCGCGTGTCGTGTCGCCGTCGAGGTAGGGTGCGAGGAACTCGCCGTGTGTGGTGGGTATGTGTGCAAGCTGCGCCCCGTCATGCCAGTAGTTCCACCTGACATACCCCCGCTCCTTGAGCCACGCCTCAAGCTGCTGGTCAGTGTGCGAGTAGACGCTACCCTCCTGCTTGCCGAACGACCTGACCCAGTAGTTGTGACCATCATGAGTGTTGAGCAGCGCACGGCCTACGATGTCGCCACTGGGTGCGATGCGTATCGCCATGTGCCAGCCATACTGCGGGTCATACGCGGCGTAGGGATGCCTGCGTTCGCCATCGGAGCAGCGCACGAAGTCGCGTGCTGTCCAACACATACATGAGTGCGGGCCGTTGTTGACAGCGTGCACCATGTCCTGCGTGGTGTTGATTATTTTGTATGTGTCAGTGCCGCCAGTGTAGAGGGCAACCGCATCGCGGATGACATGGTCAGGCAGGTCGAAGTGCCGCGTCAAGTACTTGCCAACAGAAGTCATCAACTGCCGGTTGGCCTCGCCTGCACGTTCGTCACGGGTATACGCAAGGCGTAACGCGTCAGTCTGCGCCACATGGGGCCACTCAAGCAGCAACTGATGCCAGTCACGCGGGCGATGGTCGTCGACAAGCAGGCGCTTGACCGATGGGTGCAGGGTGTACTTGTCTGTCTCCCGCTCAAACCACTCACGATGGCAGCGCACGATGTTCATGGCCACGAGGAACGTATTGTCATACCATTTCATTTGCTTCTCCTAGTTTCTAGTGCCGGGCATTGGCGCTGCCCGGCTATGCGCTGTGAGACATGGTGTCTCACGAACTCTCTTTCTTTGCGAAGTACTCCTCCGCTCTGCGGTCTTGCTCGTCGTCGTACTCATCCGACGCTATGTCGGCCAGCTTGTCCTCGGCCTCGTCCCATGTGTAGCCTGCATCGAGCAGGCGTTGGCGCAGGTTCTCACTCATGGCCCCACCCCTGCCCTGGTGCATAGCGTTCGAACAGGTGTCCAAACGCCGTGAGTAGTCGTTGTTTGTTCTCACTGTCGGCCACGAAGTAAGCATCGGCGATGCGCGCGGCGAAGCCGCCGCCGTAGTACACCATGTTGTGGGCTGCCTTGTGCAGCTCGCTCTCGCTCATGTCATTTGCTTTCATTTGCTTTCTCCTTGGTTGCTGCGCTGGCACAGGCCAGCTTTGTCAGAAGTCGATTCTCCAGCGCGAACAGGCGGTCGAGCCTGTCTTGCACTTCACCGATCTTGCGGTTGCGAAACGGCTCATCGTGCGAGGCGTAGCTCCTGTCCACATACTCACGCACCGGCAAGCGATGATTGCGGTGTTCTCGCAATGCCCACAGCACGGCTTGCGCCGTATCATCCGTCAAATCAATACTTATCATTTGCTTTCTCCTTGAAGTGGGCCTTGAACCATGCGCTGTCTACCGCCTCGCGTGCTTGCTTGAGCGCCATCGGGTCGTTGTTTCTCAGGTGCTCAACGATGGGCCACGAGTTGAGTAGCACTTGCAGTGCGTCGTAAAGTTTCTTCTCAGTCTCAGTCATTTGCTTTCTCCTTTCTTGGTTGGCTCAAAGAAGCCGATGTAGAGCGTGCCCTCTACCTGCGGCTGGTACATATTGATCGTGTAGTCGGTGTCGTATGGCACAGGTACATGGAACAGGTTGAACGGGAGACCCTCCTTCTCCATATGTGCGAGCAGCTCCTTGAGTGTGCGCTCTGGTGTGGTTGTGACCCACGTTGCTACGCTTGATGCGAAGAAGTGGGCCTTGGTGTTGTCGTTGTTCATCTTCATTTGCTTTCTCCTTGGTTGATGCCCAGCAACTGGGCGCGTATGTCGTCGAGTTGAGAGAGAACTTTCTCTCTCGTGCCTTTGAACCCCATCATCTTGAGTGTCGAGTAGGCCGTTGGCCCACGCGACTTGCTCATGCCCTTGAGTTCCAGTATCAGCATCGAGCGCAGCGTAAGCAGCCGCGCCCCTTCGATCTGGTTGCCTGTGAGTACTGTCATTTGCTTTCTCCTTTCAGTTGATCTTTGACCCATGTGACCAGCAGGTGGGCGTCCAGTGCTGCTGCCTTGACGTCTTCGAAATACTCAGCGTCGTACTGCATATCCTCGTCGTTGATGTACCGCTCCAAGTCCTCGGCTATGGATAGCGTTAGGTTGTGCAGGTGACGCAGCGCGTCGTTGATGTTGTCTGGTTGTTTCATCTTTATCCTCTCCAATAGTTGTTGAGCAGGTGCACTGCGTCTGCGAGTGTCGCTGCGGCTTTGTCGATCTGGTGGTGCACAACCTCCAGCTTGTGCTGCGCTGTGGTATTGCCCGCCTCGTGAGCGGCAACGCCTTCGCTGTGCACGATAGCCTTGGCTCTGTCTGCCTTGGCCCATGCGGTGATGAGCGCCTGTGTGAGCGTCTCGTAGTCTTCTGGTGTCATTTGCGTTCTCCTTGTTTAGCGGCTGTCCACGCCGCGTGCCATACCTGCCACATCCTTCCCTTGTAGGGGAAGTCTCTCGGGGTGAAGTCAGGGAACGTGGCTTGACACCACACCCTGTATGCGTTGCGCATCTGCGTCAGTTCTTTCATTTGCGTTCTCCTTTCGGGAAGGCCACGTTAAGCAGCGCGTACATCACTGCGTATCCCTCGGTGTCTGCTGCGCCGAAGTTGCTGTACCTGTCCTGCGCAAGAGCGATGACCTGCGCCGCTTCACCCTCGGTAGTACAGCTATTGAGCGCGCTCTCGGCCCACTTGTTCAGCGCGTGTGCTGCCACATCGCGCCCCTCAATGTCATACAAAGCCCACTGGTCTGCAGTCAGGGCCACCTTGAACGTGCGTGTCACAGTTACGTTCTCCATTTGCGTTCTCCTTTTTACAAGTGCCGCACATTGGGTATGGCTGTGCGGCTTGGCCATGTGGGACATGGTGTCTCACCCCAGCAGCGTCTGCCACTTGGCTGGCAGCGGGGTGTGCCTGGGCATCTTGTCCAGTAAATTTTTGGCTGCATGGATGTTTACTAGCTGTGCGTCGAGGCGGTCAATGTCGAAACTGTTCTGCGCCAAGCTGCGCTCGACCTCGGCTGCCTGCTGTGCGTTCTCAAGCTGGTCGAACAGGGCTTTGCGCTGGGCGTTGTGCATGGCGCGGGGTAGGCGGCGCTCGAAAGTAACTTTCTTCTTGCCCCGTGCGGGTGGTGGCAGGCTGTCGAACAGGGCTGCGATCTGGCGGCGTTCTTTGATGGGCACGAAGTCCACCCAGAACGTGCCGTTGTTGGGGATGTGCCGCCCCAACTCCTTGCCCAGGAAGGCGACGAACTGCGGGGGCGTGTGCTCCCCGGCGTACTGCACTTTCTTTAACTTGTCTATGAGTGCTGCGATGCAGTTCTCGTAGCGGCACAGCGCGTCCCATCGCACATCGTCCGGGGCTTTCTTTAACTGCGCTTTTAGTACGCGAACATTGACAAGCTCTTTGCGGGCGGGGGCAATCAGGTCTTTCCATGCGTTGAACTGCGCAGTCTTGCGGATTGAGACCTTGCGCTGTGCTTCGCGCTGCTCGTAGACCTGCTGCATGACGCTGTCCACGATCTCGGGCGGGTACTTCAACTTGCGGGTCAGATGGTCACGCAACCGGGCCGCGCTCATCTTCAACCACCGCGCTTTAAGGGTGTTTTCCATACTTTAACTCCTGTTCTTGGTCACTTTTTGGACAGATTTCCAAATCCGTCGCTTACTTTAACACATGGTTTGCTTGTGTGTGCCAGCCGCAAACCCGCATGAATGCTAGCTTTCGCTTGCATCCAACGCAACCATCCATGTGTTTTGAAAAATGCTTTCACCATAGAGTTTGTTTAATACGTTTTTGCGTCACTGATTTGACGGCGTGTAGTGTGTACATAATAAAACTTCTTTACTTACTAAATAGTTTTTAAATAGATGGATAGATAGGGGGAAAAACACGCCGAGCCAGCAACCATGCGGGTTAGCGGCTGGCGTGTATGTAAAAAACGGATGCTAAAGTTTGCGACGGAATTTTTTTGGTCTCATTGGTGAGACAACGCGTCTCACCGCCAGAGACGCTGCTGCACCCCGGCTTCTTTCATGGCTTCACGCCAGACTTGCCAGTCGGTGCGGGCTTGGCGTTCGGCTTCGAGGCGGCGCTGCTCGTGCTTGGGGAGGGTCTGCTTGATCTCGTCGCGCAGCTTCATGAGTTGTTTGAGATGGTAGGTTTTGAATGAGGACATGGTGGACTCCTTACTCTGGGGTGACTTCAATCAGTTGGTCGAGTTTGAACTTCTTGGTCTGCATGGTGTGCATATTGACCGCCACGAAAGCGCTGATCTTCTTGAAGACGTAGTGCCGGTGGACGAACGAATCGCCTACGTCGAGGCCGCCGAAGTGGGTGCGGATTGTGTGCATGATGAAAGCTCCTTGGGTTGTGTGAGACAGCGTGTCTCACGGATTGACAGGAAGTGGAACAGCGGCCAGCCCTCCCGACTGGCCGCGCAGGAAAAATCACTTGGCGACAGCTTTGAGTGCGGCAATCGCTGCGCTCACCGAGTCGAACTGTGCGAGATAGGCTTTGGCTGCTGCGCGGGCCTCGGCGCTCAGTCGGGCGTTGGCCTTGGGGGCAGGCGCACGCTCGGGCGTGAACCAGACCATCACGTTGCGCTGCCAGCTTTTGGTGGCCGCATGATGCCGCGTCTCGCGGGTGCTCTCCTCGCCGGTGTGAAAGACGGCTGCGCCTGACGCATTCCAAGTGAAGCTGCACTCGTAGTGCTCGGCGTGCACCGAGGCAAGCTCGGCCAGTAGCGTGGGACATGGTGTCTCACCAAGTGCCTTGGCCGCTTTGCGCATGGCCTCGCCATACGATGTGCCCGCTTTGAGGAAAGCGCGGTAGGTGCTGACGACATTTGCTTGGGTTGCGTTAAGTTTGGACATGGAAGTTCTCCTATGGGTTAGTGCCTTGTGGGGCCAATCCCCACTCGACAAACCCTATTGTCCGGCGACCCCCTTTTGATCGGCCCCGACACCATCAATAGTGAGGCCCAAAGGCCTACTTTTGACCCCCACCGGCCCCCCACCCCCGTACTTTGGGCCTAGTCCGACCATCCCACATGAACACTGTTTTGCAACCACACTCCACATTTCTGTAATACTTAACACCTACCCCCCACAATTTTTATAAAAATTTAACACCATCTTTGTCTAATGTTAGACATGCACAGGCAAAAAAATGCCCTCGGTTTCCGCCAAGGGCAAAGTGGGTTTGGAACCCCCACAGGAGAAAGCAAACGGGCAACTGCTTGCCTATTTACTCAACGCCAGTGTATAGTATGCGCCATCGGTAAGCAAGGGCTCACGCCTCAAACCCGCATATGCTTGATCACCTGTTGGATTTTGAGCCAGACATCGTCCCAAACGACGATGCGGGCCGCGCCGTTGAGAAACACAGCACAGCGCAAATAATCGACGCCCAGGTATCGACCGCAGACTTTCTCGCATCCTTGGGCTCCCCCGACACCGACACCGCCATATCGGAGCTTGAGCAAAAAGCCGCCCGGGTCGCATTCAACGCCGTTGTCACACAGGAAGACGGTGCGCACCACAAACTCGCCCAGATCGAAACCCCCGCAGCCGTGCGCCATTTGGTGGGCATGTTGACCGCATACGACTGGGAGTTTGTGCACCAAGCCAAGCAGTTGCGCGGGTACGCCGTGGCCAAGCTGTTGGAGGAGTGCGAGAACCCCAACTCAAATATCCGGCTCAAGGCGCTGGGGTTGCTGGGCAAAGTGACGGAAGTTGGTTTGTTCACCGACAAGATCGAGGTCAAGAAGACAGACCTCACGGAAGAAGAAATCGACAAGAAGCTCAAGGAGAAGCTGGCGGTGTTCATGAACATCACAGACGCCACGCCCTCTGATATTGAAGATGTGACTCCTGTTGGGGAAAACCCTAATGACGACCAACCCACCGCTGACGCCTGAACAGGCCAAGGCGCTGCTCATGAATATGAGCAAGCTCTCCACACAGGAGAAGCTTGAGGCATTGGAGTTGTTGGAGAAAGCTGCCGAGCACCAAAAGCGCAACTTGGCACGCAGCGACATGATCGAGTTTGCCAAGTCCGTCTACCCGGGCTTTAAGGTCGGGCCCCATCACAGAAAGCTGGCCAAGATTTTCAAAGATGTGATCGAGGGCAAAAAGCGCCGGGTCATCATCAATATTGCGCCTCGTATGGGCAAGTCTGAGTTCAGCTCATATTTGTTCCCTGCATTTTTCCTGGGCAACTTCCCAGAAAAGAAAATCATTATGGGCACGCACACGGCGGGCCTGTCTGAGGACTTTGGACGCCGGGTCAGGAACCTGATCGAGGGCGAGGAATACCATGAGCTATTTCCTGACACGGTTGTGGCGGACGACCAAAAAGCTGCGGGCAAGTGGTCTACAGGCGCAGGCGGGCAGTATTACGCTGCTGGTGTCGGTGGCGCTTTGGCTGGCCGTGGTGCTGATCTCTTTGTTATTGACGATCCTCATAGTGAGCAGGACGTAAAGGCCAACTCCAGACTTGCCTTTGATACCGCATGGTCGTGGTTCCAGACGGGCCCGCTGCAGCGTCTGATGCCGGGCGGCGCGATATTGATCATCATGACCCGGTGGGGCAAGCTGGACCTGACCGGACGCTTACTCGACTATCAGACCAAGAACCCTGAGTCTGAGCCGTGGGAGGTGGTGGAGCTGCCTGCCATCCTCAACGAGGACACGGACAACGAGAAATCGCTCTGGCCCGAGCAGTGGCCGCTGGAGACGCTCAAGCAGAAGAAAGCCGCGCTGGACCCGCAGTATTGGAACGCCCAGTACATGCAGAACCCGGTGTCCAACACGGCGGCAATCATCAGCCGCAAGCTCTGGCGCATATGGGAGCCCGACGAGCCGCCGCGCTGCGACTACGTCATCCAGTCCTGGGACACGGCGTTTGAAGCGAAAACCAGCGCCGACTACAGCGCCTGTACTACTTGGGGCGTGTTCTACAACGAGGAAGAAGACGACAAGGCGCAGATCATTTTGCTCGACGCGTTCAAGGACAGGATGGCGTTCCCCGAGCTCAAGACCGTGGCGCTCAAGCACTACAAAGATTGGCAGCCCGACGCGTTCATCATCGAGAAAAAAGCCGCTGGCGCACCCCTGATACAGGAGCTGCGCAAGATGGGCATACCGGCGCAGGAGACCAACCCGAGCCGGGGCAACGACAAGATCAGTCGGGTCAACGCCATCGCGGACTTGTTTGCCTCTGGGATGGTGTGGGCTCCGGACACCCGGTGGGCCCGGGAGGTCATCGAGGAGGTGGCGTCGTTCCCCAACGGAGACAACGACGACTACGTGGACACCACATCACAGGCCCTGCTACGATTCAGGCAAGGCGGTTTCATTGCGCTGGACAGCGACGAACCAGATGAGCCCCGGTTCTTCAAACGCCGGGCCCGCGCCTATTACTAAGGACACACTATGGCCACCAACATTGACAAGGCGCTTTACCAAGCACCAGCGAGTATCGAGGAGCTTGCTCAGGACGAGGAGCCCATCGAGATTGAGATCATTGACCCCGAGCAGGTCAACATCCACGCAGGCGGCCTTGACCTGTCCATCATCCCGGGTGAGGACGAAGATAGTTTCGCAGCCAACATTGCCGAGGACTTAAGCGAGGGGGAGTTGGCCACGCTGGCCAGCGACCTGTCCGAGGACATCACAAACGACCTTGGCTCACGCACAGAGTGGGAGAAGTCCTACGTACAAGGACTAAAACTCCTTGGACTTCAGTATGAAGAAAGGACAGAGCCGTGGGATGGCGCGTGTGGCGTGTTCCACCCGATGATTACGGAAGCCGTAGTTAGATTTCAAAGTGAAAGCATAACAGAGACGTTCCCGGCCCAGGGCCCGGTCAAGACCAAGATTTTGGGCAAGCAGACGCCTGAGAAAAACGAGGCCGCTGACCGTGTTCAGGACGACATGAACTACGAGCTCACAGAGGTGATGAAGGAGTTTCGCCCCGAGCACGAGCGCATGCTCTGGAGCCTGCCCGCCACAGGCTCGGCGTTCAAGAAGGTCTACTACGACCCCAACCTGGGGCGTCAGGTCAGCATGTTCATACCGGCAGAAGACATCATCCTGCCCTACGGGACGACTGATCTGGACACTTGCTACCGTGTCACGCATGTCCTGCGCAAAACCAAGAGCGAGATCATCAAGCTGCAGCAGGCTGGCTTCTACCGCGACATCGAGCTGCCCGAGCCGGACAAGAGCAAGACCGACATCCAGCAGGCCAAGGACAAAGAAACTGGCTTTTCGGACCTCAACGACGACCGATACACCCTGTACGAGAGCCATGTGGACCTTGTGATCAGGGGCGACGAGCACACAGAGTGCGATGAGGACGGCCAGCCGCTGGGGATCACGTTGCCGTACGTGATGACGATACTAAAAGGCAGCAACGAGGTGCTTGCCATCCGCAGAAATTGGTTGCCGGACGACACGCTGCACCTGAAAAGGCAGCACTTTGTGCACTACCAGTACATTCCGGGCTTCGGGGCGTACGGGTTCGGGCTGTTTCACCTGATCGGGGGCTACGCCAAGAGCGCAACGAGCATCATGCGCCAGTTGGTGGACGCTGGCACGCTGTCGAACCTGCCCGGGGGCCTTAAAACCAGGGGTCTGCGGATCAAAGGGGACGATACACCCATCGCTCCGGGCGAGTTTAGGGACGTAGACATCTCCTCGGGGGCGCTGCGGGACAACATTTTACCCCTGCCGTACAAAGAGCCGAGCGCCGTGCTGGCCGCGCTCATGGACAAGATCGTCGAGGAGGGCCGCAGGTTCGCTGCAACGGCGGACATGAAGGTCTCCGACATGTCGGCGCAGGCTCCGGTGGGCACAACGCTGGCTCTGCTGGAGCGCCAGCTAAAAGTGATGACGGCTGTCTCTGCGCGGCTGCACTTTTCGTTCAAGCAGGAGCTCAAGCTCCTGGCGGGGCTCATCCGCGACTACACGGACGACGACTACGACTACGACCCGGTCGATGCACCGCGTAAAGCCAAGAAGTCGGACTACAGCCACGTTGAGATCATCCCTGTCAGCGACCCCAACGCGGCCACCATGAGCCAGCGGGTCGTCCAGTACCAAGCCGTCATCCAGATGGCGCAGATGGCACCGGACATTTACGACCTGCCCAAGCTGCACAGGGGCATGCTGGAGGTGCTGGGGATCAAGAACGCAGCCGAGCTCGTGCCGCTGCCTGACGACCAGAGGCCCAAGGACCCCGTCTCGGAGAACATGGCTGCGCTCAAGGGCGAGCCGCTCAAGGCGTTCCAGTACCAAGACCATCAGGCCCACATTCAGGTGCACATGTCTGCCATGCAGGACCCCATCGTCATGCAGCTTGTAGGACAAAACCCCAGAGCGCCGCAGATTCAGGCTGCCATGATGGCCCACATCGCTGAGCACGTTGGGTTCGCGTACAGGCAGAAGATCGAGCAGCAGCTTGGCATGCCGCTGCCGCCCGAGGACGAGAAACTGCCGCCAGAGATCGAGCTGCAGCTCTCGGCCATGATGGCCCAAGCGGCCCAGCAGGTGCTCCAGCAGAGCCAGCAACAGGCGGCCCAGCAGCAAGCGCAGGAGCAGGCCCAGGACCCGGTCCTTCAGATGCAGCAGCAAGAGTTGCAGCTTCGCGCTCAGGACCTGCAGATCAAAGCGCAGAAGGTGCAGGTTGACGCTGCCGCCAGGGCCGACGAGATCAAGCTCAAGGAGAAGCAGATTGCAGTCGATGCGGCGTTCAAGGCCGACAAACTCGCTGCGGACCAGCAACGTGACGGTGTTCGTATGGGCATCGACATCGCCAAGAGCCGTCAACAGATGGCGCGTCCTCAACCAACTAGGGGTAAACCCTCATCTAAATGATCCAAGATTTCGCACGCGTGTTGCGCGAACAAATACGCACCGACATGAACAACTACGCCGATGACTTGGCAGGCGGAGCATGTCGCACTTTTGACGAATACCAAAAACTCTGCGGTGTGATCCAGGGTCTTGCTCTCGCAGAGCGTCATCTCCTCGACCTTGCAAAGAAAGTTGAAGAAGCCAATGAGTGAAATTCTCTTGCCCCCAGGCATCAGCCTGCCACCAACCATCCAGCCAATTGAAAAGCCCAAGGATGACACGCCGCCTGAAGAAAAAGCGACGAGTTTGCCCAGGCCGACAGGTTGGAAAATACTCTGCATCGTGCCAGACGTTTCAGAAAAACTCGACGGCACAGACTTGGACTTGGTCAAACCAACGTCCATTTTGAAACAAGAAGAACACGCCACCACGGTGTTGTTCGTCTTGGAAGTTGGCCCTGATGCGTACAAAGACCAAGCCAAGTTCCCCACTGGCGCTTGGTGCAAAAAGGGCGATTTCATCTTGGTACGTACGTATTCCGGTACGCGGTTCAAGATTTTTGGCAAGGAGTTTCGTCTGATCAACGACGATCAGGTGGACGCAGTGGTGCAAGACCCGCGTGGCATTACACGCGCATAAGGAGTACTCATGGCAAACGACTTTAAGTTTCCTGACGAGCAGGACAACAACGAGCCCGACATCGAGATTAAAAACGATGCGGACGACGGTAACGATGTTGAGATTGAGATCGTTGACGATACCCCCGAGCGTGACCGGGGACGTAAACCGCTGGATCGGGAGGTAAAAGACCCGACCGACGACGAGTTGGACAGCTACACCGAGGGCGTCAAAAAGCGCCTCAAAGAGCTGACTCACGCACGCCACGACGAGCGCCGGGCCAAGGAAGCCCTGGCGCGGGAGAAAGCTGAGCTGGAGCGGCTGGCCCAGGCGATGGTGGACGAGAACAAACGGCTCAAGCAGTATGTGCAGTCCGGCACCGAGCAATATATGACGATGGCCAATCAGGCGGCGGAAGCCAAGCTTGAGAAAGCCCGTCGAGACCTCAAGGCAGCGCAAGAGGCGTTTGATACTGACGCCATTATTGCCGCCCAGGAAGCATTGGCCGAGGCCAAGTGGGAGTCGCAAAATGCAAAAAATATGCGTGCACCCACTTTACAACAGCCGCAAGACGATGTACAAAGTCAACAACCGCAACCCCAACAGGTTCGGGCCGACGAAAAGACACTGCGCTGGCAGGCAAAAAACCAGTGGTTCGGCGCGGATGGGTTTGAGGAAATTACCAGCTACGCACTAGGGCTGCATAAAAAACTAGTTGCCAACGGGTACGACCCGCGAAGTGACGATTATTTCGAGCAGATAGACGCTCGCGTACATTCCAAATTCCCAGAGCTTTTTGGGGAAGCGGAAGAAAAGCCACGGTCGCAAGTTTCCCAGGCGGCACCGGCTAAAAAACCTACATCTGTTGTGGCCCCTGCCAGTCGTTCGACCGGCAGGAAAAAGGTTGAGCTCACACCGTCGCAAGCCGCGTTGGTGAAAAAATTTAATCTGGACCCGCAAAAGTATGCACAGGAAGTTTTGAAACTGGAGTCACAAAATGGTTGAAACACAAGATCGCAATCCTCGTGAATTGAAGTCACGCGAAAAATCTGCTCGTGCAGTGTATGTACCGCCGAGCAACCTGCCTGATCCGACACCTGAGCCGGGCTGGGTGTACCACTGGGTTGGTACGCACATCTTGGGACAGGCCAATCCTACCAACGTGTCCCAAAAGATGCGTGAGGGTTGGGAGCCGGTGAAAGCAGCGGACCATCCGGAACTGATGCTCTTGGGTAACGAAAAGACAGGCAACGTGGAGATTGGCGGGCTCATGCTCTGCAAGATGCCCTCCGAACGCTTCCGCGCCCGTCAGGAGTACTACAACAAGCAAGCTCAGGGCCAGATGGACTCAGTGGACAACCACTTTTTGAGAAACAATGACCCGCGTATGCCGCTGTTTTCGGACAAGAAATCGTCCACGACACGGGGTGCCGGGTTTGGTTCTGGTTCAAAGTAACAAGGAGTCCTTAAATGGCATCAGTAGCAGCCCCCTACGGGCTTAAGCCCGTAAATCAGTTGGGTGGCACCCCATATGCAGGTGCAACCCGTACTTATCTCATTGACCCCGCAGGCACCGCCTCAAACATTTTCAACGGCTCGCCCGTGTACGTAAATGCAAACGGCTACTTGGCTGTGGCAACTGCAACCGGCGCTGACGCGACGACTAACGGCTTCCCCGTGGGTACCTCTAACACAGGTATCGTGGGCGTGTTCGTTGGCTGCTCGTTCTTCAACGCGCAAGGGCAGTTGATTTTCTCGCAGTACTACCCCACTGGCACCACCGGTGTGGTTCAGGCTCAGGTTGTTGACGATCCCAACGTCGTGTTCCAGGTCCAGTCCGCTGGCTCTGTGACGCAAGCCGCTGTGGGCGCAAACTTGTTCTTCAGCACTGGCGCTGTGGCAACTGGTAGCACGAGCACTGGTAACTCTACGGCTTCTGTCGTGGCAGGTTCCTCGGCCGTGACCACCACTGCGGCCTTCCGTGTTGTGGGTTTCCCCAACGTGCAGGGATTTTCGGTTGTGGGCGACGCCTTCACTGATGTCTATGTGAAGATCAACCCCGGCTACCATAGCTTCACCAACGCCGTTGGTCTGTAAGGAGTAACTCAAAATGGCAATTTCACGCGCACAACTGCTCAAAGAGCTGCTCCCAGGTCTGAACGCCCTGTTCGGTATGGAGTACGCTCGCTACGGCGAAGAGCACAAGGAAATCTACGAAACCGAGAAATCGGAGCGTAGCTTTGAAGAAGAGACCAAGCTGTCGGGCTTCTCCGCTGCACCTGTCAAGAACGAGGGCTCTGCCATCGCTTACGACAATGCGCAGGAAGCGTTTACCGCCCGCTACACCCACGAGACCATTGCTCTGGGTTTTTCGATCACCGAAGAGGCGATTGAGGACAACCTGTACGACAGCCTGTCTGCTCGTTACACCAAAGCTCTGGCCCGTGCGATGGCCTACACCAAGCAGGTTAAAGCTGCAGCCGTTATCAACAACGGCTTCAACGGCTCGTACCTTGGCGGTGACGGCGTTACCTTGTTTGGCAACAACAGTTCCAACACTCGTGTTGGCCACCCGCTCGTTGGCGGTGGTGTTAACTTCAACAGCCCGACCACTGGTGTTGATCTGAACGAGACTGCTCTGGAAAACGCTGTGATTCAAATCGCTGCGTGGACCGACGAGCGTGGCCTGCTGATCGCAGCCAAGCCCCGTAAGATGGTGATCCCCCCGAGCCTGATGTTCGTTGCCAAGCGTCTGCTTGACACCGAGCTGCGGGTCGCAACTGCTGATAACGACATCAACGCTATCAAGCAGATGGGTGCTATCCCCGAAGGCTACACCGTCAACCACTTCTTGACCGATCCGAACGCATGGTTCCTGACCACGGACGTTCCCAACGGCATGAAGCACTTCGAGCGTATGCCCCTGGCAAACTCGATGGACGGCGACTTCGATACCGGCAACGTCCGTTACAAGGCTCGTGAGCGTTATAGCTTCGGCTGGTCGGACCCTCTGGGTATGTGGGGCTCGTCAGGTTCGTCCTGATGAAATTAGAAAAGGGGCCTTGTGCCCCTTTTCTTTTTGAGCTATATTGCTTCAACTCGGATTTCCCCGGGGCGTAAGACTGACCGAGCAGACGACATGCAGACGGACGCCCCATAACTCGCATGTGAGGAATCATCATGGCACAAACTAGCTTCACCGGGCCTGTCGCATCGGCCAATGGCTTTATCGTCGGCACCGCAGCTTCCCCCGTCTCCGTTACCACCGCGCAGAACATTAGTTCTTCGTATGGCACCACCTCTGCCACCACTGGCGACACGCGTCTGACGTACAACCGACTGGCTTTCACCTCGACTGGCTCTGGCGAGACCGGACGTTGGCTGACCCAAGTTACGGGCGCTGGCGCAGGTGCCGCAGGTACTGTTAACGGCGGCCACATCTCCCTGAGCATCAACGGTTCTGGCACTATTTCTGGTGCTGGTAATGCCCTGCGCGTGACCTTGGGCGGCTCTTCAACTGCTCCCGGCGGCACCCTTGCTGCTCTGCAAGTTGATTCGGACTTTGCTTCTGGCGCAACCTTGCCCGGCACCACCGCGTTTATTCGTGCAACCAACAGCGGCACGGGTTCGATTAGCAACCTGTTCAACCTGCCCGACGCTATGGTGCAGGCAATTGGCGCAACTTCGACCACGCCGACGCAGAAGATTCGTTTTGTTGACTCCGCCGGTGTTGGTTACTTCCTGTACGCAGTGGAAGCCTGATGCAGATAACCAAGGAATTCTTGGAATCTGAGATTGTCAAAATGGAGCAGCAACGCAACCACGCTCATGAGGTTGCCGTTGCTTCCCAAGCGGCGATTGATGTTCTTCAAGCAATGATTGCAAGACTGGAACTGCCAGAACCGGAGCCAGAAAATGACGATGCAATATGACGTAAAGTCGAAACACATGACCTCTTCGGGCGTGGCGGTTAACTACCGCACACGCCTCAAGGGGGCTGTTGTGTCGGCAAACACTAGTGCGGCGGCGCGGCACACGGTGTTTGCAAACAATGTGACGCAAACGGGTACTTACGGGCGGTCTACAACCACTGTGACGGTGACTATCACCAATCACGGCCTCACTTCTGGGGACCGCGTTTGGTTGGATTTCTCTGCTGGCACAGGTGGTACGGCAACGGATAACATCTATTCGGTCACGGTTTCAGGTGCCAATACGTTCACGGTAACGGACTCTGCCAGTGGCACCATCACCGGGTCTCCTGCGGTGTCGATGTACGCTGACATTTTGATGGAAGCAGATTCGTACAACGCGACTGCGTTTCCTGTGGTGATTCCGGGCGAAGGGATTTTGGCCAAAGACGGTATTTTTGTTGGCTTGGTTGCAAACGTAACAACCACTTTGTTCTATGGCTAAGACCGCAGCATGGCAGCGCAAGGAAGGCAAGAACCCCAAGGGCGGACTCAACGCCAAGGGGCGTGCCTCCTACAACAAGGCCAATCCGGGCAAACCGGGGCTCAAGCCCCCACAGCCCCAAGGCGGAGCACGCCGCGACTCCTTCTGTGCCAGGATGTCTGGGATGAAGGCCAAGCTGACCGGCGAGAAAGCCAAGAAAGACCCGAACAGTCGCATCAACAAGAGCCTGCGGGCTTGGAATTGCTGACATGAGCGAGAACACAGATACCGTCAAAAACGTGCTGGATGTGGTGGCAATCTTCAGCACGATTGGCGCTTTTTTGAATATGCTCACGCCGCTGTTTGGCTTGATCGGCGCAATCGTTGGTGCCATGCGTATTTACGAGATGGCCACCGGGAAAGACTTTTACACACTTTTCCGCAGAAAGAAAGCTGACGATGCCAAGCAAGAGTAAGGCACAACACAACTTGATGGCTATGGTGGCTAACAACCCCGCAGCTGCCAAGCGCGTAGGAGTTCCGCAGTCTGTCGGCAAGGAGTTTATGAAGGCAGACAAGGGCAAGCGGTTTGGGTCTGGGAGCCGTGCAGACGTACAGGCAATCAACAAACCCAAAACCAATCAAGGCAAGCAAGAGTTTTTTTCGAAAGGTGGTGACACTATGGCTTCCAAAATGAACGCTGGTTTTATGGCAATGATGGCAAAGAAAAAAGGCGCACCCGCCAAGAAAATGGCCAACGGTGGTATCACCACGGCCAAGATGGGCGCTGTCAAGACTGCGGCTCCCAGCCGTGACGGTCTGGCCACCAAAGGCAAGACCAAAGGCACGATGGTCAAGATGTCTGGCAGCAAACCCCTGGGTATGAAAAAGGGCGGCTACGCCTGCTGATAGGAGGCCGTCATGGCGCGTAAATCAATGAAAAATATCTCCAAAGTGCTTGGCGGCTTGGGCGCGATGTACGCACTTTCAAAACTGCCGGTTGGTGAGGGAGTTAGACCTGAGGATGTAAACCAAGGAGATGCGGCAAGGGGCAGGCGGGAGTTGGAGGAACGGATAGCGCAAACCCGTATAGACAGGCCTGCCGCCCCTGTGAAGGCAAGAATCGTTATACCTGATTTTGACAGCGATACAAGGGACCCAGCGCTGTTTGGTGTTGGTAGGAAGAAAGGCGGCGTGGTAAGTGCATCCCGCCGCGCAGATGGCATTGCTCAACGTGGTAAAACTCGCGGGAAGATGGTGTAACCATGCGAGCCAGCCGTGGAATGGGGGCCATCATGCCCTCAAAAATGCCCGGGCCCAAACGCAAGGCCCGTAGGGACGACACCGATTTCACGCAGTATGCGGAAGGCGGCAAGGTCAACGCGGCGGGCAACTACACTAAGCCGGAGCTGCGCAAGCGCATCGTGAGCCAAGTCAAAGCGGCGGCAACGCATGGCACCGGAGCAGGCCAGTGGTCGGCCCGTAAAGCCCAGCTTGTGGCCAAGAAGTACAAGGCCGCTGGTGGCGGGTATCGAGACTGAGGAGTATTGAAAATGCCAAAAGGATTGCGCAAGCCAATGGACGAGATGCTGCTCGGTACAGAGGGCGGCAAAGGCGGTGTCGGTGGCG